CGATTCCAGCACGGCCCACCAGCTTATCCGCTTGTTTTAACTCCTCTTTATTTCCTATGCTCGCGTGAGATGTGTTAGGATTGCTAACTCCTACGCCTACTATTAGCGCTGCTGCTGTTGCGGTTAGCCGTTCTACTATTGATTCCCACATTGCGCGTTCTTTGGGTGATTCTGCTTTTTCACTTCTGATACTCGCTGCCCATTTTCCTCCGTCTAGATTTGCCATGTCGCATAGTTCTGCGATGCGCTCATCTGATAGATGCATTTCTTCACGTCTTATTTTTGATATCGCTTGACGTTGTATGCCTAGTTTTATCGCTAGTGCATTGTCTGACTCGATTGAGCATATTTCTTTTACTTTGTCAAGTAGAATATTTTCGCTGTTCATGTGTCTTATTTAGTTGACATGTCCCGTAAATAGGTTACAATATCTTATGTAAACTAATCAGGTCACATCACCTCTCCATTCATCCTATCCTGGATGGGGAGGTGTTCTAAGACAGGATAGGACACGGTAGGAGTGTAGCAATGTTGAATAATCAAGAATCTTTATCTGCGGCTTCTGCGGGTTTTGTGACTGATCAAGGTGACTCTTGTAGTACCCCTTCTAAAGTTGATCTTTGGGTCGCTGGTATTGAAAAGGTAATGGGGGAATTAGTTTTAGTTTCTTCTCGTTATGCTGATTTAGGTCTTGGTGATTTAGACATTGAAATTTTTAAATATGGAGATAGTGTTAATTCAGCTCTTTTAAAAGCTTATTGTGATTTGACGCTTCTTTTAGATCATGTAGAGCATATGCGTGAGGCGGGGGTGTCAGATGTCGATATTTAATAATAATCTGAAATTTAAGAAAAATTCTTTTGGTGAAGAAGTTTTATTCGCTCGTGCTTTAATTTTGTCAGATTGTTCTTTTGATATTTCTTCCCTTTCTAGTTCTCTTTGTGATTTTCGTCGTAGTCTGGAATCTCTTGATGCGAAGCTTCTAAAGTTAGCTGAATTGGATGTTTATTCAGTTGTTCCAGATATTAATTCTTCTTTGGCATCTCTTTTTTCTTCTGTCGATAGGTTGCGATTACATGTGGCTGATGTGCCGATTCTTGAGCCTTCATGTGTAACATTTTATTCACGGTGATATATGCGTATTACTGACACTGAACGAGGCGCACGCATGGCATTAAATATTGCTGAGATGTACGTTCGTCAATTGGATTTTTGGGAAGACACACTACCCCAGCAGTTTGATTTCTGGTCGTCAGTGCGTGCTGCGGCATTAGATCAATTAGACGAGTGTGCTTTATTGAGGCAATCATTATTGTGAACGATTCAATCATCCTTTCCTTGGTAATTATTGCGGGTTTTCTTAATTTTATTTCTGTATGTCTTTGGGGGAAGAATCGTAGGTCTCATGACTGTATTCCCTTGTTTTAGCTACTGCTCTTCTTGTTCTTAGGTTTTATTGATGCTTAATTTATGGAATTGCGAGAGACTGAGTTTTGAATCTCTCTTTTTAGTTAGGTTAGCTATTTCTATCGTTGTTACTATTCTTGCTGGGGTTTTTTCATGCTTTTTCATGTTTCTAATTGTTTGGTTTTGCTTTTCTGCCTTTGGCTGGGTATTAATTCCCATATCATTCGCTACTTTTGTCTATTACGTCATGGGAAAGATTCGTAATCAAATATAGTTGCTTTTAGTTATTGAAAACATTGTTTGGAGAATATCAATGAATGACTTGCCTTCTTTCATCGCGTATCGGTGTACGTAATGTGTGCATCTTGTTGGCAGTGCGTGGGCGACGTTTCTCCGTCCATCCACTGTCAACAAGATGTGCATATGGTGCGAAGCAACGTGCACGGATAGGCGATCTAGTTATGTTGAAGTGGGGGAAATGTCTCTTGAAGAGAGTGATAAGCAATTATGTCAATTATTAACTACCCAGTTCAATCAATCCGGGGTCCGCCTTCAATCGGAAGCTTATGCTGATTTATTACGGCGTACTCATTGGCAGCAGTTTTGGACATTAACGTTCCGACCGACGAACTCCGGTTCTAATGGCAGTATGCATCCGGAGGCCGCTGATAAAGCGTTCCGATTTTTTGTCAGTAGTATTAATCGGGAGTTATATGGTCGTGTGTGGTCTAAACGTCCTCATCGCGGTATTCAATGGGCGAGAGGGCAGGAGTGGCACCGTGACGGGCGGTTACATTTTCATGCGGTGGTAGCTGCGCCGGATGAGGATATTAACTGTTTAATGAGTCGGTATGAGTGGCACGAGTTTTGGTACCGAGAGTTTGGCCGTAATCGTATCGAGGCTCCGCCTTCTGTTAGTTCTGAGAGGTGGTTATATCATCTTGAAGGGGGGGTGAATATATTGGTCATCTGAGTAAGACGGATGAATCAGTTCCTGATTATTCTTCTGGTTTACCTCCTTCTGTGATCCTTGATACTGATTTGGGGCAGTTGGTGCGTTCTGATCCTTCTACAGTCAATGCTGTTTTAACTGATTCTCAGACGGGTGCTGTTCTTCTTACTCCTGAGATTGTTTCTGCTTTGAATAAATTGCGTCGTTCTTTAGAGGATGAGTTGAAGGCTTCTCATGCTCCTGATCAGCAGCCATCTAGTGGTGGTGCTAGTCCCCCTCGCTCTGGTACGGCTTGGCCGTCTTTTTGTAGTTGGGCCAGTGTTGTTTGTGATTTTATTGATTGGGTTAAGTCTGATGAATTTTTGAAGAAACCTCTTGTTCCTCCTGATGTTCCTTATGTTGATAAATTACCTCAGGCTAAGACTTGGTCATCTGGTTTAGGGGAGGGCGCTTGTCCTTCTCCCACGACTATTCCTATAGAGTTTTCAGGTTATAAGACGAGTGTTGAAATTTCTTATCAGCCTTTCTGTGATTTTGCTGGTTTAATGCGTCCTGTTGTGATTGTGATTGCTACGATTCTTGCTGCTTATATTGCCGGTGGTTTTCGTGGGGTGAAGAATGTTTAGTTGGTTAGCAATGTTGTTGCGTAATATCTTGGGTCAGACGGTTGCACGTGGTTTAGTGGGTGCTGGCCTTGCATTAGTGACTACTGTTCTTTTAATTCCTCTTGTTACTTCTGCGTTGAATCTTATTGTTTCTAAGATCTCTGGTATTCCTGCGGATGTATTAAATATTGCTTTGTTAATGGGTTTTGGTGAGGCGTTGTCAATTATTGGTAGTGCCATGTTGACTCGCTTAGCCTTGCAATCTCTCCATGTTGGAATAGTGAAGGCGACTACTTAATGTTAAATCTTGTGACTGGTGCTCCAGGCAATGGTAAGACTTTATATGCTGTTGATTGGTTAATTAGACAGATTGAGATTGATAAATCTCTTGTTAAGTCTGGTGCTGTTCCTCGTTCTTTTTACACTGATATTGAGGGGTTTGATGTTGAGGCAGTTCGTCGTCTTACTGGTTATGTTGTCCAGTCTGCCCCTGAGGATTGGCGTACAACGCCTCAAGGGAGTGTGATTGTTTACGATGAAGCTCACCGTATGTTTCCTGCTGGTCGCCCTGGTCGCTCTGATGATCCTAGGGTGTGTGATTTAGATACACATCGCCATGGTGGTTATGATCTTATGTTTGTCACTCAGTGGCCGACGAAGATTCATCATGAGTTACGTCGTTTGGTGGGTGAGCATGTGCATTTGAACCGTGCGATGGGGTTGCAAACCGCTGGTTTATATCGTTGGTCTCGTGCTCAGGATGATCCCTATGATATTCATCAACGTGAAAAAGCCGAGGAGGAGGTTTGGAAGTTTCCTAAGGATCGTTATGTTTTATATGCGTCTAGTACTCTTCATACTGTGAGTCATAAGTTTAGGATTCCTAAGAAGGTCCGGAGTGCTCTATCTGTTTGTGTCACTTGTTCTGTGATTGGCTTGGTTTTTTGGCATTATTATAGTCCTGCTCATTTGTCTGAAGCTGCCTCTTCTGTTGCCGGTGCCTCGGGGCAAGCGAGCTTGCGAGCTGCCCCGGCTTCGCTGACTTCTTCTCGTTCTTTGGTTTCTGGGATGCGTATGTATGCGGCTTTAGAGACTGAATCTGCTCCGACGTTGTCTGGGTGTGTGTCTTCTGATCGTTCTTGTCGTTGTTTTAATACGGATGGTTATCAGATTGATATGAGTGTGGTTGAGTGTCGTGGTTTGTTGGCTTCTCCTTTGCCATTTAATGTTTATCACGCTTATGTGACTTCTTCTTCTGCTGCTGTTTCTTCTTCTCCGTCGTCTTCTCCTTCTTCTTCTTCTGTTTCCTTGTCTTCTTCTGTTTCTTCTGCTCCTATTTTGGGGTCTTCTTCTGTTCCTTCTTCTCATTAGTTAGGTTTTGGGTGAGTTTTTTTAGATTTCTTCTAATTTCTCATTCATGATTTTATTCTTTTGTCAATAAATCAATTTCCGCGCCAGTTATTATTGGTTCATAATCAATTTAGTTTATGTTCATAATTGTATCTGAAGGGGAGGGGAGTCGTTATTTTTATTGATATAGTTCTCAGTTAGTGGAATAGCTTGATAAAGAGTGTTGCTGCCGTTGCTCCTGCCGCAATGAGGCTACTCCCCACTACTACGGGATACCATTTGGATTCTGTTGTGAGTTTTAGGGTTTCTTTCATTAGTTTTTGTGTATGTGCATTTACCTCGTGAATTTCAGCTTGAATCTTGGCTGTTTCTGAGAGTAATTTTGCAATTTGTATTCTTTGCTCATCTATGATCTCTGTTTTGTCTTCTTTGAGTGTCATTGTCATTTTTCCTAGTGCTTTCTTTGCATAGTGTAGAGCAATAGAAGGGGGTGTAGGGGGCTAGCCCCCTACGGAGACGCTTTACGCTTTTGTTGGCGTTGTGTCAGTACGTGCCTTAATACTATAATCGACGCGCTCCCCGTGGTTGGGTACTTTCTTTTACGCAAACCCGTTTTTTTAGGTGCGTCAGTGATGCGCTGCGGATCGGATGCGGCAAGGCCGCCTTGTGGTGCTGTCGCTCGTGCTTCTTCCATCATTTTTTGCCATTCTCTGGCAAGCGTGCACGTTAGTGATAACCATCTGAGTTGCCATTCTTCAATGCTTTTTCTTTCGGGTGTGACTAGTTTTCCGTTTATGAATTGGAATCCTGTCCAGTTGCCTGTGAGTGTTTGGTAGGGCTTTCATGTCTTTTAAGTTGTTTAGTTTTTTTTGTATCCACTTCAGTAGTACGTTTTGCTTTTTTTTTTCCTTCTTTCCCCATTTCGCATAATGCATATTATGTCCATCAGGTGGACGCTTATAAAGCGCGATGTTTAGCTTCACCAAAGAACGGGGTGTGATGACTGCAATCGTTTAAGCGTACTACTTGTAGTTGGTCAATATTCTTTCCTTCCAAGAGGTTCAGCGTAGTCGGTGCTTGATGGAAGCGCCATAAATGAGCCAATGGCAATCCCAGCACTCGACACAGGATCACTCGGTTGACTGCATCATGCGCAACGACTAATAAGATATCGTCAATCCCTAATCCAACAGCGGCGGTTGTTAAACCACGCCAGCTGCGTTCTAGAACTTGGTGCAGTGATTCACCGTTAGGCATGATGACTGTCTCAGGTGCTTTACGCCAAGCGTGCAGCCGTGTGGGATCCATTGCATGAATCTCAGTATCTAAAAGACCCTCCCAGTCACCGTGGGAAATTTCTTTCAGATCCGCCTCAATCAATAACTGTGCTGCGCGGCTTTCACCCAAGGCCAGTTGCGCAGTGTATTGGGCCCGTACCAAGGGAGATGCCACGGCACGAGCAATGACTACATCCCGTAGGCGCTCACCAAGGGCACGCGCCTGAGCCTCACCAACAGAAGAAAGAGGAATATCAATTTGGCCTTGATAGCGACCTTCAGCATTCCAAAGTGTCTCTCCATGACGAGCAAGCAAAATACGCATGCTATAAAAAGTCTCTTAATGATGGGAAAGCCACCGTCATCGCAATGACGGCGTTTGCAGCAGTTTAACGATACAAATTCAATTCCTTTAGTAGATGTGGTGCTGGTGCAACTTCAGTCATGATCCACTGCACATAACGACTATCAACTGCAATTGTTCGAGTCATCACAGGATCAAACACCCAATTACTACTGACAGACTCCCAATTACCGTCAAATGCTAAACCCACCAATTTTCCGTGGGCATCTAAGACTGGCGATCCGGAGTTGCCGCCAGTAATGTCCAAGTCAGATAGAAAATTCACAGGGACAGTGCCAATACGCTGATCGGCTAAATTGGCGTAGCTCTTTGCCTTTATCGCATTAATCAGTGACTTCGGTGAATCGAATGGCTCGACGCCTGTATTCTTCGCCATGACACCCTGCAGTGTCGTAAACGGTGTGTACTCGACGCCATCTTTGGGTGAATAGCCTTTCACGTGGCCGAAGGTAATACGTAATGATGAGTTGGCGTCTGGGTAAACAAATTTGCCATGACTCTTGTTGTAGTCAGCTAAGGCTTGCAAGTAGATCGGACGCGCTTTAAGTAGTTCTCCAGTACGGATTTTATTCTGACGTTCAATCTCCAGTAATGCTGGCATGATGGCCACAGCATAACGGATCGCTGGATCTTGACTGCTTTCGAAGGCTGCACGGTCGGCATTAAACCACTTCAGCCTTTCCTCAGAACTGCTTAATTTGGTGTCACCCAAGCGCTTGAGAGTTGCTGGGATGCCATCTCCCAACCAAACATCAATTGCAGCCACACGCTGTTTGACAGGAAGCTTGTTGTATTCGGTGAGCCAGTATTGCTGCATCTGGCGATCCATTTCCGGTAAGTAACGTCGCTCCATCTGCTTTAAGTTGCCTTCAATGGTTGGCAGATCGCGCTCCTGATATCCCGCTTCACGTTGGGCATCAGATTTTGTGCGCTCGATTGCCAAGCGATATAGGTTCACCGCTACACCAATGACACCACTTCCGTTGAACTGACCCAATACAAAATCACGATCCTGATTTGCTTTGTATTGTTCTGTCAGATCAACCAATGTTTGATGCGCAGCCAATGCTTCGTGTCCACGTATGCCCTGCTGTTTCAACCAAGCTAATACTGCTGTTTCTTCACTCTGTTTCTGACCTATAGCATTAATGCGTCGGAAGCCATCCAATTGACCATCAAAGTTTTTCGATGTGTTATTCAATCCAGCTAAAGTGCTCGCATATTTCACTTGAATGTCTGGATTCTGTTTGCTAGCCGCCTCAATCAAAGCAATGAGATTCTTGAAATGCTGGCCAATCACCGGATAAGTCCAGTGAGCAGTATTCTCAAATTCGGCCACCAAAGCATAACGATTGGTACGTCCTGGGTAACCAGCGACCA